CCCCATCGCGCGCTCGTCGCGCAAGAAGCGCCGGTACACCTCGGGGTGTTCACGCTTCAGATAGTCGCGCTGACGTTCTGAGATGAACGGCATCAGGTCGCCTCGGGTGCCGTGATCGTGAAGGACCGTCCGACCTCACCCATAAGCGCGTCGGCTGCGTCGGGCGCCATGTTGAAGAACTGAACCAGCATCTGCACTCCCGTCTCGCGCGGGAGTTCGCCCTTCGCGACGCTCGCGATGATGCCTTGTGCGGCCTGTACCTGCGCTCCATTGAGCGCGACCGCAGAAGCCGGGACACCCGCCGACGTAGCGGCTGCGGAGACGCTCTCCTCTGGAGCCGCCACGCCCTCGGGTGCTGCCTCGTCCTCGGGTGGTGCCTCGTCCTCTTCCATGTCGTCGTGGATCTCGACCTGAGCCTCGACCTTCGGGCCGAGCCCTAGGTAGCCGCGTGCCTCGCGGAGGCTCTCGATGACCGCCGCCACGACGGCAGCGTTCGCCTCGTCCAGATCGAGAGCGGCAAGGGCCTCCTCGGCCGCGTCGAGTTCCTCGGCGACTTCGTCCATCGCCTCCGCGTGAGCAGGGGATACATCGGGTGCGGCCGTCGCCGGCCGTCCTCCTGTTTCTCCTTCTTCAACGGCCGGCGGCGCGCTCTCCATGATGCGCGCTTCTGCCGCCTTCGCGAGCGTAATCTGCTCGAGGCGCGCGACGGCGTCCTCGTGGGTCATCGATCCGAAGAGACGGAGAGCCTCCACCTTGTCCATCAGGCCAGCCTCCATCATCTCGAGCGCGTGGGTTCGACGGCTCTGCATCTCCTCGGGCGAGAGCGGGATCTCCCGGTACATGACCGAGTACCCGCCCTCGGGGAACTGCGAGCCGGTGGCCCGGTTGAAGAGCGCGGCCGAGATCGCGACGAGTCGCTCGTCCGCGTCTCGCTGTTGGAGAATGTACTTCCTTTGCGCCGTCCGCTTACCCTCGGAGGACAGACTGATGGCGTAGCCGCTCTTGGCGCTCCCGCTCGTGCGCTGGATCTCGCTCGGCGAAAGGCCAGCGTCGGTGGCGAGTCGATGTGCGATCGCGGCGATCGTGCCTTCGAGCTTCTCCACGTCGGCCGACGCGTTGAACTGTCCGACCTGCGGCTGCTGTTCCATCGCAGCGTCGAGCATCAGGATCGTAGTCGGGTCGGTCACTACCTCGACGCGCTGTCCGCGCGTGCCGCCGTCCACCATGTCGGAGCCAGCCACTCGCACGCCGATCGCCCACCGCTGGGGGAACGATGCATCGCGAAGCGTGTGCGCGAGGAACGAGTAGTAAACCGCGAGGTTAAGTGAGCCCTCGTAAAGCTCGATGCCGTTGAAGGCGTCGAAGAGCCGGTCGCCGTAAAGGCTCGCGTGGTAGAGCACGACCGGGAGGATCGGGGTGCCGTCCGCACGACGGTACGGGTACGCCTCGCCCGAGTAAGTGGCGCCGAGCACCTCGAGGGTCACGTCCTCGCCCATGCCGCCATCCTTCGCCACACGCACCGTGTAGGAAGGGTTCGCCGGGTCGCGGATGTCGAGCACATCCCACAGCCACACCGCTTCGCCGCGGAAGTGCCGGAGTCGGATCTCTGCGTACGCCAGGGGGACGGTAGGCCGGCTCGGGTCGGCCTCGGCGATGGTCATATCGGGCGAGACAGGCCGGTAGGTAAGCCGGTCGTCCTCGACATCGATCCGCATCCACATCTCGCGGAGCGCGATCACCATCGACTGAAATCGGGACATCTGCGGCCAAAGTCCGGCGCGAGCGATCAGTCCGTTCGAGCCGCAAAGCGCGTCAACTGCGCCGCCGGCCGTGTTGTGGGAAACGTCCGGGGGGGCATCGTAGAGCGTGGCCAGCTCGGTCGCCACGACCTTGAACGGGTTGCTGCTTACGTCTGGGATGCCCCACGCCTGACGGCGCGTGCTGCCGAGCTGCTTCTGGAGACGGTCCTCGAGGAGCCGCTGCCAGCGACCTTCCATCAGCGCACGACGATGCCGAGTGTGCTCCCAGCGCGCGGCCTCGTCGGGGTTGCTCGGAGCCGGCGGCTGCGGCATCTTCGTGTAAGCGTACATGGACCCCCCGTTACCCGAGCCTTATCGCGGTCGGCTGGTATAGGCGCCTAGTATACAGTTCTAGCGTGTAGCGCAGGGCGTCGATGCTGTGCTTATGCTCGCTGGCCTCTCGCCCGTCGAACTTCTGAAGGTCATCGATCAAGCCCCTGCACCGAGGGTTGATCGAGAAGTCGTTGCGAAGCATCGCCGCGGACAGCACCCGGTAGCCCTCGAACACCGACCCTCGAGGCTTATACGCCGTGTGGATGCGGAATGGGAGGCTGCCCGTGGGGAGCTTCAGCGCGCGCTCGAGCGAGGACATGAGCATCGCGTTCGACTTGAGCGAGCCGTTCCTCTTGCCGTACACCTTACGGTCGCCCACCCATCGATCGACGTTCTCCCATCGCAGCCCGCATCGCTTCAGCATCGCGAGGAGCGCCGCGGCATCCTGATCGGGTGTGGTCATGCCGTCCGATACGATCTGATCGAGCACCCAGATCTTCGGGTGTCCCTCGCCTCCGTCGCGGACAAGCGCCGTCAGGACGGCGACCTGAGCGCCGGCCTCGGTGCCATGGTCGATGCCCACACCGATAAGCGCCTCGCCGGCCGGCACGTCGGCGCGGACGTGCTGCGCCGGGTCGAACATCTTGAACACGCGCCCTTCGACCCACCCACTGTCCCACTCGCCGTGGATGCGCTGGGCGCGCTCCTGAGGGAGTACTTGCCCCTCAAGCTTATCGATGTCCTCGCGCGTGAGCAGAGGACGCCCACCGATGGGCGTGGTGTTCTCGACCGTGAGCGGGAAGTGCAAGTCTTGCACGACCTGCTCCTCGACCAGCTTCTTCAGCCACCCGAGGGGGAGCCCGATGGGGGTAAGCGTGATCGCGATGCGACCTCGCTGGCGAAGCACGCGCGCCGCCAGCTCCGACCAGATCTCCTCTGGCGGCGGCTCATCGATAAGGACGTAGTCAATGGTCGAGCCCGCCAGCGCAAGCGCGCCCTGGTTCACCGTGCGAATACGAAGGACCGATCCATTCCGGAAGCGGACCACAGGTGTGCGCCCACGGAAGCCCCTCCCCGGGGTGTATTCGCAGTCTGGATCGATACTGTCCTTGGGGAGCAGTTGCCAGAGCTTCGCCTGTACAGACACGACACGACCACGACCCACGCCTCGATTGGCGCTGCCTTGACCAGCGTGTACGGGTGCGACCCGAGGCACCGATAGATGCAGTCCGCCAGTCCGGCCCACGTCTTACCGAGCTGGTTCCCGGCGCGAAGCATACGGATCGGATGGTTGCTCGAGAGGAACGCGAGCTGCGGGGGCGTCGGACGGAAGTACGCCAGCGGGTCCGCGTGTGCCCGGCGTGCGAGCGTGTTCGTCGCCGTGGCGAGGGAGGCGAGGTTCACCGCTTCACCTTGTGCGAGAATGCGAGGATGCGCTCTGCCGCGGCGTAGAGCGCCGGCTCGTCTAGCCGCTCGCTCTCGTCCTTAAGCCACTCGGCGATCTGCTCGCGCTCCATGATCCGGAACGTGCCGCGCATGTTGAACAGGTCGCGCGCCTTCTCTCTCCAGCCTGGACAGGCCGAACACTCCGGTGAGATGTTCATCCGTGGTCGTCCACATGCCAGTCGCCACGGCATCCACAGCCGCAGCCGCGGATAAGCCCTCGGCGGCACATTGACCGTAACTTCGCGAGCAGCACCTTTTGCGGAGCATCAGGCAACGACGGATCGTAGACACGAGGCATCACTCCGCCGGTCGGTGGGAAGTGAGTGTGCCACACTCCGGAACGCTGTCGGAGTACCGACAAGATCCCTTCGTCGGAAAGATCGGACGCTTTCATCAAGCAGTCTCAACCAGTCGCACGGGCGGAGCGCCACGTCGGATGCCGATCGCGTCCTCGAGGCGCTCGAGGTGCTGAGCCGGTAGCGAGGCGATCGCCTGAACCATGATCGAGAGGAGCTGCTCATCGCTCATAGTGTCGTCAGGGGCCGATGCCTTGGCAAGCGC